AGGTTACCTGAGAATGCCGGTAACGGCAGACCCATGTAGTTGTCTCTAGGCGCCATCTGGTCGATGACGCCCGGTTCTAGGCCCAGGTCAGGGCCCAGAGCCGCCCAAGACCCCCACAACGGAACTCCTCGGTACCTATGAGAGTACCAGTTCCTAGTGATGGTCTGGATCTGGACGACTAATGCCGTCGAGGACTTTTCGGGAGCTGACAACTCCCACGCCATGGCTCGCGCCAGGCGCACCCCGTACGACAAACCCTCGGGATTAAATCCAAAACCAACCGGCGGAGCGGCAGAGGAAAGCCACTTCGCAACCTGCCTTTGCTTAGGCAAGAGGTAATGGATTACGCGGGGACCGCAGTTTTTAACTTGTTCGAGAAACGAGTTGTCAGCTGTATCGTCTCCGTACTTAAGTCCATGGAGGATCGCTCCTCTCGTGATGACACGTCCAGCGAACTCGGCAACCTTAGCCGAAGCGATGGATTTGTCCATGGATATGCCAATCCCTAAAACACCCATTATGCGCTGATACTCTTCCGCTACCTCTGGTGAAGCGATGACAATGTCATCTCCCAGTATACGGTAGGGGAAGTCTGTCCTTCCGACCGAGGCACATATGCCCCTCACAAGGCAATGGTGCCAGATCGAGAAGAGTGCAAAGCATGGGAATAGACCCAACGGGGTTCCGCGCCTCCAGCGCAAACTGACTGCTGCTTTTACGCTTGACTTAAGCGGGACTAGCCAAGTACCCGTGGCGGCCAAGTATAGCAACATCCAGTGGCACTCTGGCACATTCACTGCGCGCAGGATGCCGATTAGCTGTGATAGAGGAATCACATCTGAAGCATTGCTCAGATCGAAGGAGAAGACTTTCCTCCCTTGAGCTAACCACCCTTGTGTGTCGTAAACGCCAGTCTCCTGGTGGTAACAACAGTCCTCTGGAAGCGTAGCCAACCACTTAAAAAGAGAGCGTCCCAATGGCTCTAGCGCGAGCTGTAGCACCCTGTTAGGGTTAGCGACAGCGCGCAGCTTCATGCCGGGCTCTTGTAAGAGACCGATATTACCCACGTATCCGAGGGGGACTAGGCCCCCTTTATGGGCGAGCCACTTCACGTTTTGGGCAAACTTTGTGCCCTCGACAACCTTTTCCAGGAGGGGAGCTACTTCCCTCGGGAATCGATTATAGTCGAAGAACTGTTGAAGCTGACCCAACAGCCCAGATTTCTCCGGAACCGTGGATCTACTTAATGTAGGAACGGTCTTACCCTCTCGTGGTTGGAAAGAGATGATAGGTCTAGGGTCCCCAAGTACCTGTGGAAACCTTGCCAGGGTAGCAAGGCCTGCGGATACATGCACTTGTGCCTCGCGCAGTTGGGACTTCGAAGGCGGCTCTTTTCTAACGGCCGTTGAGAATTTCTTCCACTGACCGAAGCTCACAACACCCGATGGGTATCTGTACCGAGTGTATGCAAGCAGACACTGCCAAACCTGATGGGCTACTCTTCTGCGGTTAGACCGCAGGCCAAGCTCGAAGACGCGCCCGAAGGGGCCTTTGGGAAGACGGAAAACC